TGCCGGTTAGCATCTGCACACCGCTCTCACCGACCTGCGGCAGCACCGAGGTCACACCGGAGATAAAGCTCCCGATAGCCTCAGTGCCGGTCTGCAGCATCGCCGGAAGCGAGGTCTTCGCAAAGGCTGCGACGCGCGGCAGAATATCGCGTGCAGCGGCAGCGGCTCTGGTCGGCAGCTCAGTCAGCATGCGCTGCATGGCCGTGGTGAGCTTCGGCAGCACTTCGGTCTGCAGCATCTTCGCGGCCTTTACAAGTACCTTCGGAAGTGCCGCCGCAATCTGCTCAACGCGCGGCAGGATGTTCTTAAAGACCGTTCCCGCAGCGTCTGCGACATCCGTGAAAAGCTGCCCCAAATCCGCGTTTTCGTCGGCAAGCCCCGCAATCAGATTCGAGTACGCGCCCTTCATCATGCCGATGGATCCGGAAATCGTGCTTGCCGCCTCTGCCTGTGTCGTGCCTGCGATGCCCATTTGTGTCTGTACATCGTGGATTGCAGAGACGATATCCGCATAGTTTTTAATCTGGTAATCGGTATTTTTGCCCTGCGCCTTATTCAGGCGGTTTGCATCATCGAGTAAGCGCTGCATCTCGGACTGCGTACCGCCATAGCCGAGCTTCAGGTTGTCGAGCATCGTGAAATTCTGCTTGGCAAAACCGTTGTACGCGTTCTGGATGCTTTCAATGTCAGAGCCCATTTTGTTGGCATTGTCCGACATGTCGACAATCGCGGTCTTTGCCATCTGAGCGGCCTTTACCGTATCGCCGCCGAGCGAATTTGTAAGAGACGCTGCGAAGCTGGTCGCCGTCTCCATGTACTCATTCGCGGAGAGCCCTGCTTCTCGGTACGCAGTCTTAGCGTCCTGCAAGACTTGATTTGCACCGGCGGACCCTACGCCGCCGTATAGCGTCTCTACGCCACCCTTAAGCTGCTCAGTGTCCGCAAAGGCAGAGAGCGCCTGCTTCCCGATAAAAGCGACGCCTGCGCCAAGCGCCGCAACTCCGGCGATAGTAGCCTTAAGGCTGATTCCGGCAAGCTTTTTAAGGCCGTTTGCCGCAAGCAGCCCGAGCTTCTTCGTGGCGCTTACGGCCGCCTTTGCGATGCCTTTAATTCCGGATACGATGCCGTGAAGGATATTCCTCGGCAAATTCACAACAAAATTCTTTGCGCCGGAGGCGAGACTCCGCATCTTGTTTGCCGCTGCCGCAAGCGCATTGCGCGGCAGGCTCGTGACAAAATTCTTCGCGGACTGCGCAGCTGCCTTAAGCGACGCGCCAAGCTTTTTTGTCTCGCCGGTAGAGCTTCGCACAGCGTCATTCGTCGCTTTCGTCGCCGCTTTCGCGGAGGAGAGCAAATCGCGCATGCTCTTGTCGACATCGCCAAGCGGATTTTTCGGGACGTCAAATGTGATTTTGATTACATCCTCGCGTACTACTGACATTTACTCTCCCTCCTGCGCCTTGTTCATGAGGTCAATGTAATGATCCAGCGCCGCATTTGCCTCAGTGATTTCATTCGGTGTGAGGCGGCAGAATACCGTCTCATAGTCCATGTGTCCGTCAAAAATAAGCCTCCAATAGGCCCAGTTATCTCTTGCCCTTTGCCGGAGCTGCCTGCGGGTCTTCGGCGTTTCGAAATCGTCCGCGCATGACATCTGCGGCGAATTTCACAACTTCGGTGAGCTCCTCATCCGTGTCGAAGTCGTCCGGAGTAAGCCCCGACGGCTCCAGAAGGCCGCGCTTCAAGACATTCTTTGCGTATCGAGCATTGGACATGGTGTCCGTGCCCGGAATGTAAGAATCGTCAATGCACTCCTGCCAAGCGCTTAAGCCGTTAAACTGCGCGACATAGGTCACGCCGTTGATTTCCTGAGTTCTCTGGTAAAATTTAGCCATTTACGCCTCCTTATCGGTCCGTGTAATCGAGGACCTGCACCTCAAAGCTTCGGTCGCCGAGCTTCTTGCCGACTTTGTTGTCCGCGCTCTTCTTGAGAAAAGCCTTCGTGCCGCCGACCTTCTCATTGGTGGACTTATTGACCACCCAGATGCCGAAAAGCTCCGTAGAGTCAGCGAGCCTCTTAAGCGGGGGAAGCTGCGGGCTCTGCGCCTGTACAGAGAATTTGATAGTGCCAAGCTGATTGCGGCTGCGGTTTACGACAACATCGCCCTGCGCGCCCACTACAGCCTCCGCGCCGTCCTCATCCTTCGAGCACTCCACATCGTCCTCACCGGTGCAGGTGATGGCAAAGGTGCCGTAGCTCTTCGTGCTGAGGGTGATAGATACGTCATTCGGGTCAAACTCGTATGCGTGCATACTCTCAATCTCCTTTCGTTACTTTCGTTAGATGGTCACCGTGCCGTTAATTTCGGCGGTGTGAATCGCGCCTGCGAGGGTAAAGGTGAAGCGCCCGAGCGCGTAGTTACGCTCTCTGCGGTCTGCTTCCTTCGTAGCGTCTACGCCGCCGAACTCGGTCGCATAGAGTGCCTCTCCCGCAGCGTTATGCGCGATCATGCCCATGTTGTCCGCCTGCTTAAGCACATTTGCGGTCACGCCTTCCAACATGCCGATGCCGCGGTTGTCGTACGGCAGCTTCGGCGAGCCGTTCAAGAGCTTCTGCGCGCCGGTCTCAATGCCCTGGATAATCCAGTCGAAAGAATCGACGATGTCCAGGTACTCACCGGATGCAGCCTTGCCCTCAGTGGTCACAAGGTCGCCTGCCTTTCGCGCGATGGTATACGCGCAAGTACCGCTGCTTCCGCTGCCGGTCGAGAGCGAGAGGATCTCTTCCTCAGTGCGCTCTGCATCCGGCTCAACGCCCTGCAAGATGATGTTTTTGTAGGTGAAACTGCCCGCATCCATGCCCGCCGTAGCGCCAACAAGCGCCGCTGCAAGCTTCTGTCCGTCGGAGTGCACACCGATCATCGTGCGCTCGCGCTTTGCATACGCCGCGAGGCCGTCCGTCGCGTTGAGGACCGGGAAATAGATTAAGTCTCTTCTGCCCTCCACATAGGCGGACACATCGACGGCTGTATCGCCCCCACCGAGCACTGCGACCACCTGCCGCACACCGGTCAGCTTCTTAAGCGCCTCCACAGCGCCGTCCGTGGTCTGGATGAGCGCGATGCGGCGCGGCGCGTTGTCCTGTGCCTTCATGAGCACGAAGAGCTTGTACGCCTCGCTGCCCTCGGCAAAACCCGCGAGCTTTACCTCACTTGCGGTCGCGCACTCGTGATACGCGACTGCGCTGTCAGCATGGCTCACAAGAATCAGCGGGACGCCGAAGCCATCGGTGCCCGCGCCGCTTGTAAGCTTAATCTTTACATTGACATCAAGTGCCATTTAGTTCTCCTTTCTCTGAATCTCCGCGGTCTGGATGCGCTCTCCGGTACTCGGCAACACATTCATAGCGGAAAATCGTACATCAAAGCCCTTCCGGAATTCATACTCAATCGTGATCATGCTGTCTCTCTGATTGATGTCCATCACCTCAAGCGGCGCAATGCCCTGCTCTTTGAGGTAGGCTCTTCCGGAAACGCGGAACCAGTCCGCAAGTGCTTGCGCTTTCTCCCAGCAGAGCGTGTCATTGTCAGCCTGCACCGTCCAAGACATTGTGATAACAGCCGGCTTAAATTCCTCCACCTCTGTCCGTCCGTAGCTTCCGCCGCTCTCGGCAATCGATGTAATCGAAAAGCTCGCGTACGGATACGGCGGAATATGCCCGGTCTGATTCGCCTTTACAGCGATTAGGCCAAGGTCTTTTTTGATGCCGTCACAGATTGCTTTGTTGAATTCCTGAATCCCTTTTTTAAGCATCGAAACTGTCCACCCTTTTCAGCGTGTAGCGGTTCACGTCCGCATAGTCCTCGGCAAGCAGCTCTGCGCCCTCGACCTTGTAGGTCTTGCCCTTATGCGCCACATAGTAGGTGCAAGCCGTGTCGTCGAGGTCGATGCTGTCGTCGGCTTTCCGGATATAAAAATCGCGGTCGCTCGTCGTAAGCGCACCGCCGGACTGGTAAATCTTCCCCTGAGAGAGCGGAACGATTGCAGCGTTCACTGCCGTTCTCTCCGGCTCTCCGCGCACATACTCGCCGCCCTCATAGCCTCCGCCGCGCAGGGCTACGATTTCACAGGCAACGGCGTACTTTTTCACAAGGTCTGCAAAGTGAAACACGCCTACTCCTTTCTGTACTCAATCGCAGCAATCATGCCGCCCGTGTCCACCAGCGGGTTCGAGCTGCCCTTCTGCTCTGCCGTAAAGGGGTGGTTCGGCGGTGCTGACAGGTCGCGGGCATACTGCTGTATCAGTCCGCGGGCGGTCATTCCGACATCGTCAAGGAGCACTTCCGCGGTGAAACGCCCCGCGGCAAGCTCGCCTATGTCTCTGTCTACGATTGCTTTGATTTCTGCGCTCTTAGCGTCAAATCCCGCACGCAAAAAGGACCGCTCCGGAATCACGATTACTGTCGTAGTCGCTTTCAGGTGCAGTCCTTTTCGTGCAAGGAATTTTCGCATTTTTTCGGTTACCGGTATCCGGCAGCCGTACTCATGAATGCCTGCAATGTATGCCTGCTCACCGTCAAAAACGCCGATGGACACCGACCGGCCGGAGAGGGCATTCACATTCTCGATAATGCCAGGCAAAAGGTTGAATTTCGTCTCATAGGTTACCGCCATTACACCCACCTCGACCGCGGCATGGAAATCCTTACGCCGCCGGTGTAATGTCCACGCAGCAGCTGCCGGATGAGCAGCATCAGCGCGCCGCTCATGTCGCTTGCGACCGCGTAGCTTTTGGACATCCCGCCGATTGACTCAGAACTTACTCCGGCCAGAGTACCGCCGGAGCTCATAATTTCCATGAATTTCAGGATAAAAAGCCGCGCAGAGGGCGGCAGCGCCGCCACCTCTGTAATGCTGCCTTCTGTCAGCCGGAAATCCGTGTTGTCGCTGAGCCAGTCAAGCGCAGCGGCAAAATCCAGCTCTCTGCCTTCTGCGAGGTCGCCCGTTTGGTATCCCATCGCCTCGATATTTGCCGCTGTGAGCTGAATCATCCCTTTGCCTTGCCTTTCTTCTTGCCTGCCGGTGCCGCAGTCTGCTCTGCGGTCTGCTCTGCGGTCTGCTGCTCTACCTGACTCTCGGCCTCAGCCTCCGCAGCCGCGCGGCGCGCAGCGGCCTGTCGCCGCCGCAGGTTGAAAAATGTCGCGCTCATGGCTCACCTCAGACCTTGTGGCGGAGGCACACGATCGGCACATTCTTCGCGTCCTTCACGAGCTGCCAGTTGCTTGCCGTCGCAAGGTCGCCGTTCGTCGCGTAGGCCTTCGACGGGGTGCCCGTGAAAGAGACACCGTTCGGATGCAGCACGAATGCCTTTCTGTTGATGAGGAAGTCCTCGGCCTTCAGCTTGTCGCGATCGGCCTCAGTCGAAATAAGACCGCTCGGCGCGCCGCTGTCTCTCGTAAATGCCCCTGCGCCGATGAGGTAGGTGTCATACACTCCGGAGTTCACCGGCAGCGAGTCGTCCACAATGACGCGGTAGCCGAGGTAGGTGTCAATCTTCACCTTGAGGTCGCTCGAGTACTCCGTCTCAATCTTCTGCTGCTTCTGCAGCTTCGTATAGGTCGCGGAGTGCATGGCGACCGCGGTAATCTTGTCGTACGCGTCACCCATCAGGTTCTTCGCGTCAAGCGTTGCGTCCACGCCGATCACGGCGTCAGCACCGGACTGCGTCGAGATGTCCAGCAGGTGCTTCGTGGCCAGCGCGCCGGACGCGCCGAAAAGGCCCTTGAGCACGTTGATAAAAATGGCCTGCTCTCTCTTAAGCCACCAGTCCGAGACCATGTTCATGATTGCCGCCATCGGGTCAGAGCCGCCCTTCACGCGTGCAAGGTCGGTCGCGCCCCACGCCTTCTGTCTGATCAGGAGCGTAGCGCGCTCGTTTCCCGTCTGCACACCGTCCGGAGTGAGCGCATCCTCGCCGAAAATCTCATCATCTCCGGAGAGCGGCTTGTAGAACGGCATCGTGATCATGTTGCCGCCCAGCGGGGTGCCGTTAATCACCTGCGCAACCCGTGCATCCGGGGTCGCGACACCGGACTGCACAAGCGCGGACTTCTCCGTGGTTCGCTCGTTCACATAGGTGGTGAAATGCTCCGGTACGATTACCATGTCTGCAAACTTCGTAATTGCCATTTATCTAATCTCCCTTCGTTAGGTGGCGTCAGCCGCCGCCATGAGAGCCTTTGCTCTCTCGGGGTCTGTCGCCAAAATTTCCATCTGTTTCGAGTAGTTGATGTTTCCCTTTGCCCAGGGGTTACCCTTGGCGTCCACTGCGCTGCCGCCCTTTTTCGGCTCGCCGCCTCCGCTCTGGAAGCGCGCTTTCACCTTATCGGCGACAAGCTTGTCGATGAGATCCGCGAAAGATTTGACACGCGCTTTCGTGTCGTCTTCATCCGCGCCGAGCACCAAAGAGACGATATCGTCCGCGATGTCAAGGCCTGCGGCCTTCAGCTCCTGCGCTGCGAGGTAACGGTTCTTCATTTCCGCGAATTCCTTCTGCTGCGCCGCGAGCTTGTCTGCGGCTTCCTTCCGCTCGAGCTCCTTCCGCTCATCCTCGGTGAGCTTCGCCTTTTTGAGCTCTTCCAGAGCGGCTTTCAGCTCTTCGTACTGCCGCTTGCTGTCCTCAAGCTCCTTTTTCTTCGCGTTGCCGACGCGGTTCGCCGCGCGGTCTCGCTCCGACTGCAGCATCTTCTCGACAGCTGCCCGCGTCTTCTCATCGAGCCCCGCGAGCGGGTCCTCCGGATTCGGCTCTCCGCCGTCCGGCTCTCCGGTGCCATCCTCACGGGTCGGCAGGAGCTCCTTATACGCCTCCTCTGTGACTGCTCCGCTCTTCAAAAGCTCATCCAGTTTCGTCTTCTTCATACTGCTCCTCTCTGAGTGCTATCTTCGATAGCCCACGTGTGTTTTTCGGAGTGCGCGCCTCTTCCCCACCTTCCGGAGTGTCCGCCGGTGCGCCCACCAGTGCATCAAAAAAGCACAGCCGTTATGACTGTGCTTGCGTTACTGTTGTTCAGTTGGCTTCGCTGTGTCCCGGTGCTCAGGTATCGAATACGGGCTCAGATATTGGTTGGTTATCTCAACAAGTCTGGCATAGATAGCTTGAATCTCCGGAGGCGCATCCGGGCGAAGCCCCCATCCTTTCGAAGCGGCGTAGGGCATGACCATATCAAACATTCGCTCCTCTTCTTCGGTGAACTTAATAATCATGCAAACCTCCTTTCCCGCTTTATGCGTCTTTGCGCCGCTGCTGATTCCAGCGCATTCTTCGTCTCAAATTCTGCTTCTACTTCGTCAAAGCGATGTATTAAGGACATCCTGCGTGCATAGTCGCTAATCTTCGCGGCTTGTTCGGCATCAGTAACACCCAAACGCTCCATCCTCTTTCGACACTTTTCTGCAAGCCAAGCAATATAAGCGCTCTTGTTTTCATGTGTTATTGTCCAGCCTTCTCGAACAGCGTCATATGCCTGGCGTCGGTGCCACATTTCATGAATAATCACGCCCAACCGCTCTTTTGGCGAAACATTGTCCCGGTCCCAGATGTACTTCACGGTATTATCCGCGGCGTCATACGCGCCTGCTGCGTCATGTAATTCGTCTACTGCCACTATAATCAGCGTCGGCATCTCTGTCAAGGGAACGCCAAACATTTGCATAGCTTTTCTCGTGTCTTGATAAAAAATATGGAGCTCCTTGGGCTTAATACTCACGCGCTCTGACACAAAGACTGGGGAGGCATAGGTCACGATTCTATCTGTCACAACCCGCTTTTTCCAATTCGGATCCTTCACACTCCTCTGCGTATACACATCCCCTTCTTCCCGATCCAGCCTCCTGTATTTCTGTACCCCCGCCTCAAAGCTTTCCTGCCAAGACTCACGCGTCGTCTTCTCCATCCGGTAAGTCAAAAAACACCGGCAATTAATGTCTTCTCCCGCAACTCCCATTTTGCCGGGCGCAGGGCCGCTCGCGCCAGAGGGAAGCTTAAAATCCTCATCGAGCGGGATCTCTACGCCGTCCATGGCGGCATGATTGTAAAAGCCGGGCTTGCCGCTCTTCCACCCGCTCTTTGTCTTATACCTTCGGTTAGGCCGGACACGCTCATCCTTCATGGTATTCCAGCGTTTCAGCATCTGGTAACCGGCGGGGGCAGCCTTCTCCTGCAGCATCGCCGCTGCGTCGCTGTTACCGGCCTCTCTGACTCTGTGCGCCTCAGTCCTCGCAATGCGGACCGCCTTGCCGTAATACCCGCCTGCGCCGTCTGCGCCCGCAAGGGTCTCTGCGATGCGCCTCGTCATTGTGTCGTAGCGGTCGCCCTGACTTAGCCCCACACCGACTGACTGCTTTATGCCGTAGATGATTTCTCCGCGCTTCTTCTCCAGACGGTCGGCAAGCGTGAGGCCGTTCACAGGGTTGTGCACCGCCTCCGCGATTACCTCCGGAGCGACTGCGCGGATTGTCTGAAGACTTTCCTGCAAAGCATCATCGGTCGCAGCGCGCTGTACTGCCGACACCATGCCGTCATAGCACTTCGCATAGCTCTCTTTGGCAAGCTGCTCTATGATACGGCTCTCCTCGAGGGATGCGATGCCGGTGCTCCGCATGATCTCTTCTAAGAGCCTTGCGTCCATGCCGTCACGATGCAGCACAGCATAGTCAATCGCGCCGGTCTCCGGATCCGCATACCGCGCATACGATTCAGCGACACGCTCGCCGATTTCCTTCATGAGCCGCCGATAAAGCTTTTTGAGATCCTTCACGGCGCTTTGCTCTCTGTGCTCTTCGATTCTCCGGACAGTGCTTAGATACCGGTTCAGAGCGTCGCCTGTGCCGCTCATTCAGCTTCACCGCCCTCGGGTGGTACATTGGCCGTCTCGTCGCTCTCAGAAGCTTTCCCGAAAAGGTTCAGCGCGTCCTGCTGCCGCTCCTCTTTCAGCGCAAGCAAGTAGTCGATATCGTCGACCGCCGACAGCTGATTGTAGGCAATCTCGTCCGGCACGCCTGCATTGATGAGCGCTTGCACGGCCTGCGCCTCCGAGAGCACATCGACCGGGAAATTTCGCTTGTATTCGACATACGCCTGCAGGTAGTCGAAGGGAATGCTCTTTTTCATAAAGGCCGAACCGAGCAGCCGGAACATATAGACATCCGCGCTGTTCATCTTCGCCTCAAATGCGCCGCACTTTGCCTCGAAAGCGGTGAGCTTAAATTTGAGGCTGATGCCCGATGCTGCATTGAAGGTTTCGTCGTTTAAGTTCGGCGTTTTGGAGAAACGATAGATATTTCGCTCGAGGCGGTCGAGGTGATGCTCGTTAAAGCTGTCGTTGATGTCCTTCGTGAGGTAATAAACCCGGTGCGTGTTGTCCGCATATCCGGGGCTTATCTGCAGCACGCCTGCGCGCTCCACCTCTGCAAGCTTTGCTTGGGAAAGTTCGCCGATGCCGTCAAGGACCTGCAGCGCGTGGGTGTTACCCTCTGCGTCGTTTGCGTTGTCCGATACGGTCTTGTCGTACTCATCGATGAGCGCCATGACGCGCTCCGCGCTGCTGAGCATCTCGCCATTCAGCGGGATTGCCTGGAGCGGGCAGAAGTCGAAGAGATGCTCTTCCTCTCCGGAGCGGATGAAACTGCCGAGAGCGCCCTCAAAGTGATGCACGCTGTGCCCGTCGTAGGCGTCCGCGTGCCACACCTCTGCGCCGGAGATGCCTGTGGTTGCGTAGTACCGGACAGCGTAGTCAGGCTCTTGAATCTTGTCCCGTGCCAGCACGATAGTCTCATACGGCGGCACGACCATCACGCGCTCATCACCGTGCCGATCGATATAGAAAAGCCTTCCGGCATACCCGCACACGGAAGCGAACTTTGTAACTTCAAGGTTTACATCGTACATATTATTCCGCGTGACAAATTCGGAAAGCGCCTTTTTCGCCGCTTCAACGGCAGCCTCTCCGCCGGTCGCGCTCTCCGCGCTCTCATCCTCTGCGTAGCTGTAGGACGCGGCTTTTCCGGCAAAATAGCCGACCATCACATCATTGATTTCGCCGAAGAAGTCATTATTGACTTTATTATTCAGCTGCGGGACTGCATTGCCGCTGCCGTCCTCCAGCCCATCGGAGAAGCGCGGAATGCGCGAAAAGATAGGCACTTTGTCCTCGTAGCATTTATACCGCTCGTATAAATCCTTCGTGCGACAGCGGTTCAACTGATGCGCATTGATAATGCGGTTTACGATGCCATCCGTAAAACCATTTTCGTCGATATAGTCGATGTACTCGCTGTAATCGGGATAATCGTCCGTTCTCCTCATAGTCTTGCCTTTCCGGGCTCCGCCCTTGCGCCGCCGTATAGCACTCCGATGCCGTATCGCATGGAGTCCATACCGTGTGAAAATTCATGGTCGGGCTTGTCCGTCGGCTGCCCGTCGCGGCCTTTTGCCCAGCAGTAATTCTCGATTTCTTTCTTGAATTCAATGCAGCGCGGATGCACGACAATCTGAAAATTCTGAATGAATTGAATGCCGTGGTTCACGCTGTCGCGGCCTTTCAGCGACGGCTCGGCCTTGAGGCCAAGCTGCCTAAGTTCCGCTATGGATTTCGGCTCCGCGCTGTCGCAGACGATACGCTGTCCCCCGGAGCCCTTCCCGAAAATTCCTCTTCACTCTCCCTTTTCCTC